TTGTGATGTCCCTGGAGCAAGGGTTCCTCGGTGGTATCGGCGGCGGCATAGGCGGGGGAAGTACCGGTGGGGCTTTAGGTTGGGCGGCATCGAGTTTTGACGAAGGCGGTTATACGGGCGACGGTCCGACGATGGCACCGGCCGGAATTGTTCACCGTGGCGAGTATGTTGTACCGAAGTCGATCGTCAGCCGGCCTGGGATGCTTGGGTATTTGAACAGTCTGCGATCGGGAGCGTTCCTGCCGAAGCTGCGTGGTTATGCGTCGGGCGGGTTGGTAGGTGACAGCAGTTCGAGCGGCGGTGGAGCGAGAGGCGGTGCCGGCGTGAGGATAGTGAACCTGCTGGATAAGGGACTGTTCAACGACTTCCTGAACTCGAGCGAAGGGGAGCAGACGATAGTGAACATCATGTCGAAGAACAGTCAGATGTTAACGAGGATGGCGTGATGGATAGGTTTTGGGAAAAGGTCGATAAGTCGGGCGAGTGCTGGCTATGGACTGCGGGTAAGGAGTCGGAAGGTTACGGCCGTTTCAAATTGAACGGTAAAGGCTGTAAGGCCCATCGTATCTCATATGAGTTAGAGGTCGGACCGATACCAGAAGGGTTGCAGATAGATCATCTGTGTCGGGTAAGACACTGTGTGAATCCTGAGCATTTAGAGGCTGTGACTCAGAGGGAGAATATCCTTCGCGGAGTTGGTATTACAGCTAGGCACGCACAAGCTACACACTGCCCACAAGGACACGAGTACAACGAAGCTAATACGTATACGAATAGACAGGAGCGGTCTTGCCGAGTGTGCAACAGGGTTAGACATAGAGTTCGTTACCACAGATCGAAGGAGCTAGCAGCGTAATGGATCTTGTAGAAATAGGAGAGGCGACGGATTACTCCGATCTGTTAGACAAACTTGTCACGTTCGCGGAATCGACTACGTGGTGGACGACGCTCCAGAACGATTCGGAGATGACGTGTCTGCAAGGCGAAGGTGCCGGATCGGACGAGATCATTGTAGCGTTTCAGAAATATGCGAACGTCGGCGAGGATGCTTACGGATGGTATTTGAACGGTTTTACAGGGTATACGAACGGACTTACGTTCTTAAATCAACCCGGAGCCCTGCAATTAGGGACTACGAGCGAAACAGCACCTGGCTACCGAGCGATTCCTCTGTGGAACTCGACCATTCCGTATTGGTTCGTCGTTAATTCCCGCAGGATCATCGTTGTTGCGAAGGTGTCAACTACATATCATTTCGCGTATCTAGGCTTTTTAATTCCTTACGCGACGCCAAATCAGTACCCGTACCCTCTGGCGATAGGCGGATCCGCGTGTCCTGTCTCAGCAACCCCTCGACCGAGATTTTCAAGTACCGCGGACTCAACTCACGCTTTTTGGCGGGGGCAGTTCGGGGCATCTAATGTACCTTGCACTTTAGCAGTTAGGCTCCCGGGCGGGGTGTGGCGATCGCAGGATAACCTTCAAGCCGCTTTAGGATTAGCTTATACCGCTTACCCCGCTAATGTGCGGCATCAAGGTCTGTATCCGTACTCCCATGACGTAGGGGGAAACGATACAAGTTCTTATATTGATAACGTTAGGGATACGATCGATGGGCAACCGGTGCTAACTCCGATCGAGTGGAGTTACTACCAAAGCACTCTTGACCGAGGGAGTATCGGCGAAATCGACGGGGTGTTTCATGTGACAGGATCAGGCCGTTCGACCGAGGATGTGATCACAGTGGACGGCGAAGATTATCTGGTAGTGCAAAACGTGTTTCGCACGGACATCGACCAGTACGCGGCTATCCACATCGGACCAACGGAGTCGAGTTCATCAAGTAGTTAATTCACATGGCATACGAGACAGGATCAGCGACAGGGGTAAATGACCTCGTAAACAAACTGGCGACCTTTATCGAGGCGAACGGGTGGACAAGGGACTCGCTCGGTGATGAAGGTACAGGCCGACGTTATCACGCTCACAACGGATCGGTGTATGTGAACATGCGGTCGTTCAACTCTGAGGCAGTCACGACCAACATCCAGAACGGGTCCAACTCTACACTCAGTCATTCGATCGCGTTCAACGTAGGGTCAGGGTACTCAGGTGCGTCGGCATGGTACAACCAAGCGGGGACGCCACAGAACTCGGCAGCAGTTAAATCTACTTCGGGCGTGCATTTGATCACAGGTGCTATACCCGCATATCACTTCTTCGCTCATAACGCAGGTGACAACATTTTCGTCGTGATCGAGTATGCGTCGGGCATGTACCAACGGTTTGGGTTCGGCACGCTCACGAAGTACGGCTCGTACACAGGCGGCGAGTATATGGTCGGTAACAGCCGAGGTCACGGCACCATCACAGCAGAGTTATCAGGCATAGGGTTTTTCCGTGGTGTAGGCGGGTCAGGCGGGACGATGCCTGCGTATGTAAACGTGGATGTAGACGCGGAGTCAGGTTGGCATTACAACAGCACAGCAAGTTATGGTGCAACACGACGACCTATTACAGAATATACGATACACAAAGCCGTCAGTCGGATCGCACGTATAATGCCAAACACGCACAATGGCTTAGTGGTAAAGGATCCGGTGATCGCTTGTGTCGAGCGAAGTACAACATCAGACGGGATATTCTCCCCTATTGGGGAGTTACCAGGGGTATTCTATACATCCCTCGCAAATTTAGTCCCCTCGCAGCAGGTTACGTTTGGCTCTGAGGATTACAGAGTATTCCCATTTTTATCTAAAGCAACTACTGATACAGGCTTCGCAGCAGGCAGTAATACAGGGTGGTCGGGTTTCGCGGTTAAAGAGTGATAGCACCATCAGCAGAAGCGTTGACGGCAGACAGCATCGGCAGCAGTGTCGGTATGTCGGAGTACGCTTATGAGTCGCAGCCATACCACTTCGCGTCAAGCGGGCAGATTTATGGCGAGGCCAATGAGAATCGCCCGATCGAGTTCGTTACAGATACGGAGACAGGCTTAGTTGCAACATCATTCCGCGACCTTTATTATTACCGCTTATGGATCATCCCGTCGATCGTGAATTTCGGACGCATCTTGTCGCCGGAGAATGAGGAAGTCGAAGTATGGAACTCGTTCTTCGAGCCGCGGGAGTTTGGGCCTGTGGTGGCGACGGGGGATGAGAACGGGCAGACGCTGACGGGTGAGACTGAGGCAGGGACGTTCAACTGGCTCGAGTCGAAGATGTACACGATCGCGGCGACACGGTTAGGATCCACACAGATCAATCTTAGCTACGATTGGCAGATGCAGGGCGACGGGGATACGGCATCGGTCTTACAGGTGCTCGGTATCAGGTTGGTCGCATTCCTGCTGCGACATAACTGGCTGGCTCCGGTGATAGAGCAGTTGGCGTTTAAGACCAGCATTCTGACCGGTATGTCGGGTAAGGAGCAGAGGATCAAACTTAGGCAGTCTCCCAGGCGTCGGATCGAGATGACGTACCTGACGTTGACGCCGGAACAGAGAATGTATCTTGAGCACGCGGCGATGGGGCAGAACCTCGTCTTTGCGGTCCCGCTATGGTCGGATGTAGGGTCGTTGCAGGCGGACGCGATCGTTGGTACTACGTCCTTCCAAATAGATACGGTCGATCGGGACTACGAGATCGGCGGTCTGCTGTTCCTGCAATCGGCGGATGGTGAGACGAGCGAGGTCTTGGAGATCACATCGTTCACATCATCGAGCGTGACCACGACCGAACCGAGCATCAATGAGTTTCTGAAAGGTGCAAGGGCGTGTCCGGCACGCTTCGGCATTATGGAGAAGGAAGTCTCGCGGACGCGGCATACGAGCACGGTGGAAGGTACCACAATTCCGTGGCTTCTGGACACTTCCACCGACACACCGAACATGCTTGAGGCTTACACGCCGACGACGTATCAGGGCTTGGAAGTCTACGCAGAGAAGAACGATTACGCTCAGGACCACGACATCGACAGCAAGGCGGTTCGGGACGATGCGGACAATGACATCGGCATCATCGAGATCATCCCGGGCGAGGAGTTTCCGCGGCAGACGTACCCGTTCTATAAGCTGATGACCCGCGATGAGTTTCCCGCTTACAAACAATGGTTCTATAACCGCTCGGGCAAATACACGCCGATGTGGTGGGTCGATCATATCAGGTCGTTCAAGTTGGTGACGGGTACGGCACTCGACTCAGTATTTTTGACGGTGAAATCCCTTGGCTATGGCGAACTCGCTTTCAGCAGCACGACACGCCGGCACATCGCGATCAAACTGCCGTCAGGTGCGTGGGCTTACAGAGAGGTCGAGGCGGTTGAGGTCAATGAGGACGGGACGACAACGCTGACGATCGACACGGCTCCGGGCGAGGCTTTGGTGGTGAATGACAACCCGATGATCTGCCTTCTTCGCAAAGTCCGTTTAGATTCAGATGTTTTAGATGTGACGTGGGAAACAGGCGGTGTGGTGCGGACGGCGACGAGGTTTATTGATGTGTTCTAGGAGATTACGGAGCTATTCAGGATGAGATCATCAACAACATCGCGAATCTCCGCTTCACCGTACACCTTAAATGAGGACGCAGACGAGTCACTGAATAAGGCATCCATACCTTCAAACGTCATCATGTCGAGGAACTGCTCATACTCAGCGTCGGTCAGAGGAACATCAGCATCAATTTTTTCTTGGAGAGTCATACACACTGTATAGCACTAAATGAGTTTTGACGCAAGGGAAATCTCGGAGTACGAAGGCGAACCGCAGGAACTTTATTGGTTCATGCGTGGGACCGAGGAGTGGCTTTACACGTCCGGAGCCTATGCCGTTACGCTCGGGTTGAATACCTATGAGCCGCTTGCGGGTTTGAAGCGTCAGGCTATTGTTCGCGGACGGGAGAGATCCCGCAATCAACTGTCGATCGATATGCCAAGGACGGCCGCGTTGGTGTCGGAGTTCATCGGAGTTCCGAAGCAGACGCCGGTGTGGTTGAAGATATACCGCGTTCACGAAGGCGAGACGGATGCACGTATCTCGTATCAAGGCCGCGTCAGGGCTTGCGACATCAAAGGCAGCATGGCGACATTCACCTGCGACGACATCATGGCGTCGGTCTACAAGCAGGCGTTCAGACATAAGTTTCAGAACCAGTGCAACCACTTTATGTTCGACGCCAACTGCACGCTGGTCGAAGGGGATTACACTCACACGGATCAGGAAGTCTTGAGCGTGACGAACGATCAGATCACAGTGGACAACGCCGAGGCCGCGGGTGCATTTATCAACGGGCAGGTTCGGTTGGCGTCGGGCGAGAGGCGGTTGGTAGTTGCGAACTCTAAGGCGGGATCGACGCACACCCTGACACTGCTGCAGCCGTTCGAAGGGCTTGAGGCGGGAGCGATCGTCAGCTTGATAGAAGGTGCGTGTAGGAATACGTTTGCGACGTGTCCTGATGCGAACAAAGCTAATTACGGCGGGTATCCGCTGGTGCCGAGGAAGGACCCGTTCAGGTCGGTGATATAAGATGCCGTTTCCGTTAGTCTCAGTATTGATCTCGGCTGCGATATCCGCGGGGCTTACACTGCTCGGCGGTTTGCTGGCACCTAAGCCAAAGCCTGCACGGCCGGATGAGGTACAAGTACCGACAGCGACCGAGGACCGCATCAAGCCATACTTTGTTGGGACGGTCAGGCACAAGAGCCCGAACTGCATCTGGTATGGCGACTTTTCGACGAAGAAGATCAGGCAGGGCGGTATATCGTGGCTGGCGGGTAATCCGGTCGTTGGGTACAAATACTTTATCGGGATACAGCTTGCGTTAGGTTGGGGTCCGGTCGATGCGTTGCGGCGGGTGGAGATCGGCGGCAAGGAAGCGTGGACAGGCACAGTAGCGTCAGGCAACTTTACGATCGACAAGCCCGAGCTAATATCGAGCGACACGATCAAGAACGGCTTTCAAGCGACGGGCGTGTTCTATCCCGGCAACGGATCTCAGTCGGCAGACAGTTACGTAGATTCAAAGGTCACAGGCTCGATCCCCGCGTATAAGAATGACGCACTTCTTGTATTCAAAGGCTTGTCGTCGGGCGGAGCATACATCGGCAACGCGGCCACGTTCCCCGAGATCAACGTAGACCTCTCGCGGTATCCGAACACGCTCGGCGTTACAGGTTCAAAGCACATCATCGACACCTACGACGCGAACCCTGTCTGTGCGTTGTACGAGTTTATGACGCGTGCGGACAATGAGTTCGGCGGCGGATTCATTGAGTCGCAATTCAACCTGACCAACTGGCGTGCGGTCGCGGAAGCTATTTATGCTGAGGGCATCGGGTGTTCGCGGATCATTACGAACGATCAGGACGTTAAGACCGTCATCGAAGATTACCTTAAATTGATCGACGGCGTGATCAACGTCAACATGGAAACGGGTCTGTTCGAGATCGTCCTGGCACGGTACGACTATGACCCCGACACGATCCCGCATTTTACGGACGATGACTTCCTTGAGGTCAGCTTTACCCGCGGTGCGTGGAGCGAGACGACCAACGAGGTCAAGCTATCTTACGTAGATCGCACACAAGATTACGCAGATCGCGTAGCCGCTGCACAGGACTCAGCCTCGGCCGCAGGCAATCTTGAAGTTTATCCGCAGACCGTCGAGATCGAAGGTATATCAAACCCAACGGTCGCGAACGCGAAGGTGTGGCAGGAGCTAAAGGCCGTCAGCATTCCGCTCGGACGACTTACGGGCAAGATGAACCGCGAAGGCTTTGAACTGGCCGGTGCGTCGGTGTTCAAGTGGTCGAGCGTCAAGTACGAAGTCGATGCGATGATATTTCGCGTGGCCGAGGCATCGGATGGCGGATTAGGTGAGGACGCGATCGAGATCAAGTGTGCTCAGGACGTGTACGCTCTCGGTGCGACTGCGTTCGATGCTCCGGGCGACTCGGATTGGGAAGAACCGACGACCGATGCCGAACCTGTTGTCATACAGGAGATATACGAGCAGCCGTATCATTTTCACCTGTCGGACAATCATCGCATCTTCACGGTCGCGGCTCCTGCGGATGGCGTGCAGCAATCTTACGACCTGCATACAAAACTCTCGACCGAGACGACCTACATTGAGCGTGCGACTACGCAGGGCTTTACACCGCTCGGGACGCTTGAGAGTAATTACAACTCGGACGTATTTGTGACGGACGGCTCATTGGTCGTGACACCGGTTGACGGGATGGGCGACTTACCTGCTGCCGTGACGCCGGATGAGATCGCAGCGGGGCAGGGTTTGATCTTAATAAACAATGAAATTTTAGCCTACGAGAGTTATTCAATAGATATTGACGGCAACTACGTGTTCGACAACGTGTGGGGCGGGCTGCTGGATACACTGCCTGCGAGTCACACGGCCGGCGATAACGTCTGGTTCATATCGGAAAGCATCGGACTCGACCCGACGAACTACGCAGCCGGCGTGACGGTGAACGCAAAGCTATTAAGCAACGCTCCGGGCGGCCAGGTCGCGATCGGCGATGCGACGGCAGTGACTCTATGATCACAGAACGCTCATTAAAACCTTACGCTCCGACCGGCGTTGTGATCGTAGACACGACAGACCCGGGCGCCAC